GCCCATATCAGCATAGTAAGTGCTGTACTCGGCAAGCTGATCGGCTATGTCACCGTTCTGATTTAAGCCCTTTTCTGCACCCTGAGCAAGGAGATTATACGCTTCTTCAGCTGTAATGCCAAACTGCTTCATTAGAGCATTTGCTCCACGGATACCCTCAGAAACGTCTATATCATATGTATCTGATAAAAGATATGTGCTTTCAATAACCTTTTGAAGCTCATCGTCTGTGACGTCTTTCATCTGCTGCTTGATGAGAGCGAGCGTGTTGGATATATCATCAAAGCTTTCGCCATAATTATCGCCGTAAACTTTCTTAATGATATCACCGTATTTTTCCGCTGCCTCTGCAGTAAGTCCGAGCGATGCAGTCAGCTGATTATTTGCTTTATCAAGATCGTTTGCTGCGGATATAGCTTTTCCTGTTGCCGCAACCGCTACCGTGCCTGCTGCAGCAAGTCCGGCACCAACAGCAACGCCGACACCTTTAAGACCTGTGCCGATTTTTGAGCCTATGCCGGAAGTTTTCTTTTCGACTTCTGAAGAAAGCGTATCGGTACTGTTGATAATTTCTTGTGTATCCTTTTTATAATTATCAACTACTTTGTCGCCTTCTTTTTTTGCAGTCTGCGTTACAGCTTCCTTGTTTTTCTTTTCGGTCTGCACTACTTTGTCAGACTGCTTCTTTGCTGTGTCTGTTATATTCTTCTGCGTCTTGGAATTGTCGTTCTCTATTTCATCGTTTGCTTTTTTCACAGCCTGCGAAATGTTTTCCTGCGCCTTTTCAACGACTTCTTCCTGTTTTTTTGCGCCTTTTTGAGCCGCTTCGGAAACCTTTTTTCCGGCTTCCGCCATATCAGCGTCTATTTTACTTAAGTCCGCACGGACTTCAAATTCTACTCTTCCGTCGCTTTCCGGCATAATCTCACCTCTCTTCTGCCTGTTTTTCGAGAATACCCCATAACCGTTCCCAACCGTCCTGAGCCGATTGTTTGTTTACGGGATTTTTAATCGCATACTGTGCTTTAAGTTTTAACAGTGCCGATATCTGCTCCTGATTTCTTCCGTTCGGAGCAGGAACAGGACGTATTCGTATATCGATAATGTCGCTCAAACGTGTATCGGACGGCAGTGCTCCGAGCAGTGCAACAAACTCCCACCATTGCAGCTTACCCTGTTCCTGGAACAAATCAATGCCATATGCTTGTCTGAATGCCGCATAGATAAACGGTGCGTCTTGCTCAAAGCTTATCGTTTCTGCTTCCGTGTCAGAGGTATTTTTATCAAAATTGATAAGTTTATCGAAAATTTCATTAACCACATCGACTCTTGCCGAAAGGTTTTTGACTTTCGGAGCAATTACAAACCAATCGAAGATAACATCAAATGAATCGATGCCTTCCAGTTCATCACTGCTCAGTAGTTCAAATGCCGATAAAACACGGTCAAAACTCAAATTTAATGTATAACAAATGCCCCCGACTTCTATACTGCGGGGGCATGACTGTGACAATGAATATATACTCATTAGCGGTACTTGTGTAACGCTCTGATCTGAGCCTTACGATTGCGGAGTGTTTCGTTGATTTTCGGAACAATAACGGCATTTATAAAAGGAACTACCTGAATACCCATTTCAATGTAATTGTCCTCGAAAAATTCAAGCAACTTTTTTGTACCGTCTTCGCCGAATATCAGCTCAAAAATTGCAATTACCGCATTTCCATACGCCTCATAAGCGCATTCAAGATCTGTTTCAACACCGTTTTTTCTTATTTCTTTAAGACGTCTTTCCGCATCAATTACTTCCGTCTGTTTCTTTCGGAAAGCTGTGCAGACGGCATCTGCATCTATGTCTATATCAATGCTGTCGATGACGTTTCCGTTTTTATCAGACAGCTCAAGAGTTTCCGTGATTTTCTGTGTTCGTGTGATTTTATATGCCATTGTTATCCTCCTGACAAAAATTCAGCAGTGTGCCGTTTGGCACACTGACTGTTTTTTGATGTAATATCAGACACCCGAAGCGGTGGCTGTTGTTATTGCGGGTTTGCCGTTAAAAGCGATCGTGCAGCTTATAGTGTTGGGAGCTGTAGACTCGCCGCCGCCTATGCCGGCAGCTGTAACCGTGACAGGGCAGGTAAGAACCTTGCCGTTACGGGTTATCTTGATGTCAGTTACTCTGTTTGAGCCGATTTCATACTGAATCTCGTCAAGAAAAGCGCAGACGGGATCGTCTTTTATAAAATCACCCGCAAGCACTACCGTAGGTGCTGCGCCGACTACCGCAGAGCTTGCAAATCCGCCGTCCGCAAGATAGGTTGCACTGTAAACGACCTCGTTTATTGCGGTTGTTACCGACTTAAATGCCTTTCGCATATCCGAATATGTAGCCGCTTCTCCTGTAGGAGTAGTATTGATCTCTACCTTTATTTCACTGTTCAGCTCGGCTTTGCCGACAGTAGGTATTACCTGTTCATTTGCCATATTAGTACCTCCTAAAATGCTATCCTGACATCAACAATCATGGAATATATCCAAAAGTCACCGACCTTACCGACAGGAGCGGCATCGGTCGAAACCGATGCACTTAACAGCTGAACGCTGTCATCTTGCGGCAGTTCGGTTGCTTTCGAGATAAGATTGCCGATATTAAATAGCTGTTCCATAGCTACACCCTGTATCTTGTTCTTGGATAAAATAAGCAGAGGCAAGGTTCTGTCCTGCCGCTGTCTGTCAAGTGTAGTACCGTTATACTTTGCCGCTTGCGCTTCGGCGGAAAGTCCTCCGCCGACCGGCAAGCCTGCTGTTTCGATTGTATATCCGAGCTTATCTTCTATAAAATTGAGAATAAGCTCGATTGCTTTTTTCTGAGGTGACATTATTTATCACTTCCTGTTAAAAGTTTCTGCAGTTGTCTTCGCCACTGTTCCCCTTTAACCGATTCCGCTTTATGCGCCCACATTTTGCAGGCTTTTGGGTTTTCATCATGTGAATATGATATAGGGTTACCTTTTTTAGATACGCCATAGTACAATGTTCTTGCATAAGGTGTTTCCCAACGAAGAACCATAGCAATACTATCGTTTCTTATTTCAACTTCACTGCCTTTAGCACGGGCAAGTGCTTGTAACTGTTCTGAAGTCACTTTTTTTCCGAGCGGTGGTACCCAATCGGCAGAGATTCCTGTATGGATTATACTGCTATTTATGAGAACGCTCTGATCTTGAGGAGCGTAATCGTTGCAATCCTTAAGGAAATTTGACATAAGAAGTTTCATAGCATCATGTGTTTTTTCCGTCATTCTCGCCTTGACTGCCGCACTGTTAATGTTTATTTTCACATTCATAACGATAACCCTATCTCATAATGGTGCGGAGCGTTTGTGTCATACCGCTTTATGCTTGCAATCCTGTATTCCATTTTTTCAAAAATCACCTTTGCGCCCGGCACAAATTTGAAATTTGACGGAGAGGAATTACGGCAATCGTAATACATGACTGCGTCAACCTTTACCCGATTATTCTGCTTATCGCTGGTATAACTCTCTGTTGGTTCTATACGGACATATTTCAATGTTTCCGTAGACGTTTCGGAGATTTCGCCCCATCTGTCGGTCTTTTCGGCAACAACAGCGGCAGTGTGTATCAAAAGACTGCGTGGTATAGGTTTCATCATAACGCATCAAGACCTTTATACATAAGCCCGGTCGATAAAAGCAAGCCGTATGACACATTGCACATGGGTAGTTTTCCATCCGATACGCTACTGTTTCCGCCTGCCGAATAGCTGAAACTGCCGAGTGAAATATTGCTGAAGCTGCCGTCATGCACGAATGAAAGACCGCCGTTTGCTGATATATAATCAACCTGCCAACAGATAGCATCTTTAACAGCCGTCTGAACCTTTTTATCCAGACTGTCGAACTGAGCTATTCTGCCGCAGGTTTCGTTATATATAATAATGTATGCAACCTCAAGGAGCTTAGACAGCTCCTTTTCGTCACCGTCAAACTCGCCGCAGAAAACGTCTTTGTAGTAGTCAGGTGTAACTATCTGCTGCATCGGATACCTCCGCCGGCTTCTTTGACTGCTTAGACTGCTTTTTGTTTGCCGAAGTTGTTTTCTGCTCCTGCTGAACTGTGTTATCCGCCAGATCTTCGGCTGTAAATCCTACTCTTGTCATAGAAACCTCCTTATGTCAGCGCCGTTGTATCACGGTTAAGGTAGATACCCTTTACCTTGTTTTCGTATGTTTCAGCAATGCTGTAAGCACGGTAGAAGAACATATAACCGTCATCTGTCTGGTTCTCTTCGGGAGCAACGACCTTGTTTACTGTGTGCTTGCCGAACTGGATAACAGAATCACGGTTGATGATCATAAAGTTTATCTTGTAGCCGCCCGTTGCGCCTGCATATCCGCCTGCGGTTTCGTTGCTTGAGGTGCCATCCTTCATATCGATCGCCGTATAGAATCTTGTCTGCGGAACAGTGATGATCTTTTCAAAACGGTCAAGGATAGCCTTGCTCTTTGTTGTGTCAACGTTTTTCGCAAGCGTAAGCAGTGTAGGCGTAATAAAGAGTATCTTTCCGTCAACGTTTACTTCTGCCTCGTCCTGCGCATTGACAGCGGTCTGGAGAGCTGTCAGGACAGCTGTACCGGCGGTGGGAGTAGCTTCGGCGGCGGAGAGAACGCCTGTGGCACTTGCATATTTTGCAAAGCGGAAAGCGTCCATTTCGGGAACGACTTTTGTTCTTATGAACTCGCTTGCAAGCTTGCCGAACGCAATACCAGCCGTTTCTTCGTTGTCCATAGCGTCAACGGAGAACTTACGACCTCTGTCATAGTTGCACGATTTGGTTTCATAGGTGATCGTGACATCGCCCTTGACATAACCGCTTGAACGAGAGTAATCTGCAAGACCGTCCATGCTCATCTTAGGAATAAGAAACTCTCCTGCTTTTGCGCCCATTCTCACCGTATCCGCATCAGCATCAAGAATAGATGTGGCGGAAGCCTGCTGATAGACTGTATCGAGCTTGTCGATATACGCCTTGAATTTTGTAATTGAATTTGCCATAGTGATTTTCCTTTCCGGGCTTACTTAATACCCATTATCTTGTTGATTCTTGCTTCATCGGCTGTTTTCTGTTCATCGTTTGCAGTTGCAACAGCTGACGTAACTATTGCCTTGGGAGGTTTTTCTCCCTTGAAGTTGGGATATTTTTCGATCACACTGTCAATAGCCTTGTCAAGTGTAACATCTCCGGCGACCTTTGACTTTGCGAGCGCAAGCACATCATCAATGCAATCTGCCGCAACGCCGACAGAAAGTGCATGAACCTTGCCCTTAAGCTCGGCTATCTCCTGCTTGTTTTCCTCCTGAGAGTTGTCGCTTTCGCCGGGGGATTCTGCGCCGCCTGATTTTCCGCCGTCAGCATTTCCTGTTTCTGAATTTCCGGAAGGTTCGGCTTTCTGCTTAGCCTGCGGTTCGGACTGCGTAACAGCTTCCGTGGCAGTGCCGTCCTGTGTGCTGCTCTGAGCGGGGGCAGCTGCCTGTTCTGCCTGAGCTGTGTTTTCGGCATTTTCAGCTGCCGATGTTGTGATTTTTTCATCCATAATGATTTTCCTTTCTGTAAAATAGGTAATATAAAAACAGCACCGTGAAAGTGCTGTTTTAATCATATAATTTGTCATAAGAAAAACACCCTCGAAAGGGTGCTTAAACGTTGTATTTATCTCTTATGGTTTTAATTCGTTTACGAAAAGCTATGGTTAAATCCATAAGTTCTTTTGCTGATCTGTCATCTCGTCCGTGAAAACCTTTATACTTAGATTCGATATTGGAATATTGTGACTGATATTCTTTTTTTAGCTTTTCTAATTCTTCATAACAACCGTCAGGGTAGTTTTGAGCGTTTATATGCGATTCCGAGTTTTTCACAGGCTCTTTTAATTCTTTCATGTTGTTCATCTCCTAACGGTATGAGTTCTGGATTATGAAATAGAATATCATCCACTTCAAGTCTTGCTTCTTCATAAAGTTGTTCGGCTAAATCAGCAGGCGTCTTATTTTTAATAATCATCGTGTAAAGATATTTCTCGTCACAAGCATATGAAATGTATGAACCGTCTCGAATACTTTCAACAAGGTCTTCCTTACTAAAGGAATACTGACTTTGTCCCTTAACGTGATTATGGATATTGATACTACCATCCATTTCGTCACCAAGAAGTCCGGTATTGACAGTATATTCATCACCGTAAACAGTATACATTTTTCCTCTTTTGTTTATTACACGACATTTTTCAATAGGACTTTGTGATTCTTCTGTAATAAATTTCTTTAATTCAGAAGAAACAGCTTTACCATCATTGATATTAACTTCTCCGTAATTTTCATAATAATGTTCAGATTTGTTAATAGATTTCCCTTTACCGCTTGACCTTATTATATCATTAACAGCAGAATTGTCAACATCAATAAGCTTTATCTGCTCTTGTTCTGCCTTAACCGCCGCCTTATAGCTTGCTGTTGTCTTAGCCGCTTGACTGCGTCCATATCCCGGAGTAGCGGTGCGGTCGGGCTTGTATGCAAGCCCGTTTTTCTCACAGTAGCTTTTAAGCTGCTGTTCCTGCTGCTTGAGCTTATAAGCCGCCTTGTCAAAACCCTCTTTATCTCCGAGAGTGTCAAGAGAGGTACATTCCCGTTTGGAAGCTCTGACCTTGCGTTCAAGAGCACGTTGGTTGCAGATTTTTTCGTACTGCTCGGCATTTTCCTTTTCGTCATACGGAAAATATGTTTGAACGCTTATTCCGGGCAGGAACGGATAGAGCTGATGACCACAATTTATACCGAGAAGCCCTGCAGGCTTGCCGTATGAGCTTGACCGCCAAGCATAGAATTTAATACGTTTGCCGTCAAGGTCTGTAGTATAACCTCCGCCGCCGTTGCGATTGAATATTTTACCCTGATCTTTCGCACACAGTGGTCTTGCGCCGCTGTGGCTGCTGACTTCGACCAGATCAAGCCCGTATTCGTCCATAAGGGAAAACTGAGTTTCTTTGGCAACGCTTCCGACAGTGGAGCGTATACACATATTAGTGTATGCTTCCGGTGTCCAGTTGCGACCGTTTTTATCGACAAAAGCCGGGATACCTTTCTGCGTCATCTCGCCGATACATTCCCGCATGGCACTCTGACGTGCTTCAATTCCGGTAACGACCTTTCCTGTAGCCTTATTCAGACTGTCTATGTATTCCTGCTTATTTGCAAGCTCGGCGGTACGGTTGATTACCTGCATAGCGGCGTTCTTTGCCTTATACTTCATCGTTGTATTTGTCAGGTTCAGGTCTTTTTTTGCCTGTTTTTGCAGCATTTTAAGGCTGTTTAACATATTGCCGGACATTGACGGCGTGGCTCGTCTATCAATAAGTCCCTCCTGCACCATACGTTTTAATCCCGGCGCAAGCTCCTGAATAGCTGAATTTGCCGCTCTCTGAAGCGTAAGCTCCAGAAGCTCGGGCGTTTTTCCTGCATATTCGGCTATCGTTTTTGCGTTCTGCTTAGTCAGCTTGCCAAGCTCGGCGAGCTTCTTCATTTTCCACTTTGCCGTGTCTTCTTCGATTTTCCCTGCAGCAAGATAGGCGGCTATGTTTGCAATAAGATCGGTTTCCAGTCCGACGATAAGGTCGGTTATACCCTGTGACAACTGCAGGGAAGTCAGCTTATTCATAGCTGTCACCGTCCAGTATGCCGCCGTCTATGTCGTTTTCCTTTGCAATACGCTGCAGTTCTTCTGCGGCTTCTGCTTCATCAATATTCTGTGCTTCCATAATAGCACGAATTTTTGATTTAAGCCCCGCCTGAACAAGCTTGATATTGTTATCTATACGGGTGTTGTCATCACCGATAATGTTATCCTGCCAATTGACAGAAACCGTATAATCTTTGCTGACTTCCTCCGAAGCCTGTGTTATTTCTATAATCGCCGTTGCAAGACTTTCAAGCACCTCGGATATGATATTCTTGTTATTCTGCACGGTGCGAAGTGTGTCCTTTTCATCGGCGGCAACTTCTGTCGCCGTTTTTACGCCGGAATTACTGTCAAATGACAGCGTTCCCGGAGAGAAACCGAGCTGAGTGCTGAGTATATTCAGCTGAAGCTTCAGGGCTTCGACGTGTTCGGTTACTCTGAGTGACTGGGTATTGTCGGATATATTCAACTTCGGTGCATCATCGGCGTTGAATGCCTGATACACTTCGTCATCGGTGTCAAAGTATTTTACTTCGTTGCCGTCGCTGTCATAGATCGATTTCACACATTCAGACGGAATAATGATACGCTTCTTGCCGAGTATAAATTCTCGCTCAAGGCTGTCGAATATTACATCTATTTCCCGTAGCGTGTCTATTGAATTTGCAAAAACAGGCAAGCCGAGCGGCAAGTCGAAAACCATATTGTTTCCGACTGCAGGTTTGAAATAGCAGAATAACGGCTTTTGAACACCTTTGAACACCATTTCATAGTCAAGTTTCGGGAACAGCTCCGAAACGGGAACTTCCTGACCGAGATAACTGCGTGAATCGCTTCGCCGCAGGACGTGGTAAATGTGAACTCCGTCAGACTGCAATGTATGATACTCGAACAGCTTGTAGTAGAAGCCGTTCTGAACATAGTCGTTGCAGAAAATACCTTCTGTAATCTGCCTGTTGTTCCATTTTGTCGGGAAGAAACGATCAGCGTTGATGTAGTTCAGGCATATAACATTATCCTCGAGATACACCTTTATAACTCCGCCGCCGAGTGCGTATGACCGGGAAAGAAATTCGGGAAAACGCTCCCAGAAACAGTTATTTTCAAGAACCTCACTTACCGTATCGTTGTACTTTTCGTCATCAACAGATATATCGCACTGTTCTGAAAAAGTCATCGTGGCGAGCTTATCGCAGATAACCTTTGCCATATTCGTCATAGCTCTGGGACGGCTTTTCTTTTTTATTCCGCTGTTTGTAACAGTTCTCCACGGCGGTTTGCCCTGATAGATGCGTTTTGCAGGCTCAATGTGCCGTGTATAATAGTCGGATATATCGACTATCGGCACGTTCGGAAATGCCTGCTTTATATAAGAGTATATCGACATCAATTTTTCCTTTCTGCGTCGAAGACGTTACTCATGTAAGCTTCGGTGCTGTATTCCTGTGCGTCAAGGCTGTCTATATTTATGCTACCGTCGTCAAGACGTATTTCGGTCGCCGCATTCGGCTTCCAGATAGCAGTCTGGAACGCTTCAATCGTATGCTTGCAGTGCGACATGATTTTATATCTGTCAGCCGCAATCAGACGGTTGTAGAATAAAATACGGTTGTTGATAGAACCTTTCCGGGCATTGTGAATATTGACCTTTAACTTTCTTCTCTGAGCGGCAAGGCGCACACCTTTGATCAGTATTTGTTCTGCTGAATCGAGATAAACCTCTGTACATTTCCACCTGCGGCATACACCTTCGATAAAAGTGCAGAAGTCGTTTTCAAGCTCATACGGTGATATTGTTTCCTTGCGATAGTATTCGTCAAGCGTTACGATCGACTGAAAGCCTTTAGTGAATCCGGTAGCGTTAAGGGTATGAGCTGAGCCGTTGCCGCCGAAGTCTCCGCCTATGGTAACAAACATAAGATCTTCGGGAAGTGTATCTACAATATATCTTGATGGGTTGTCGGCAAACAGTGGGTAAATAACACCTTCTGCTGCTACCCAGTTACCTCGGATAAAGCGTTCGAAATAAACGCCCGTGTATTCCTTTTTGATTTCCCGGACATATTCTTCCGGAAGCGTGGTATTATCATCAATAAGAAATCGCATAACAAGCATATCGACCTTGGCATTGTCTATATATTCCTTTTTTAGCCAGTGCGTCGGAACATCCGGGTTTGTTGTAGCAATAAGCTTTGCGCCCTTGACCGACAAACGTGACAGGAGCATCGAAAAAAAGTCCTTAGTGAATAGCGTCAGCTCATCGCAGTACGCTCCGCCAAGTGTCATGCCTCGTATCTTATTCTCGGACTTTGCGTCATTTGCTCCCTCAAGCAGTATTTTTCTTCCAAATAATCTGCCTTCTTTGGTAGACAGCGAATACTTGAAATTATCTTCGCCGACAAGCTCCTGCAATAACATCAAGCAGTTACGCTTTAATGTCTGTAACGTTTTTGCCGACATCAGATAGGCATAATCTGTCGGACGGTCGGCTATCCAGAATGCCCAAAGGATAAGCGATATCCATGTCTTGCCGCTACGGACAGAGCCTTCAAGCAGGTTAAGTCGATGGAGCTTATTGTGTTTGAGCAAGCTCATCAGTTCCTGCTGTTTGGCTGTGAAGATCAAATCATTTGACATTTTTCACAGCCTCCAGTATAGCGTCAAGCTTGCCTGCACCGTCATCTGACATAGCAACGGGAGTTTTGCTGTAGGCATCACCGGCTTTATTTGTAAGGAAGAATTCTACTGCCGATTGATTCGGCGGTACTTCTCGGGTGATTATCTCAACGGTTTTTCTGCCGCCGACAATGCGTTCCCTGCGTTCCGTAACGGTATAACCGGTAGCGGCACGGATCAGTGCCTGTTCAACATCTGCCCGAACAAGCTCAGGGTTGTCGGCTATCAGCTGTCTGACTCCTTCAGAACGGTCGATAATCTGTTGTATTGCCTTTTGCCGCTTGCTTTCGGATGTATTCAGATAGCATTCAACAAGGCTCTGAACGGCATTCACTCGCTGTTCGGTATCAGCTTTTTTGTATTTGTCGAGATCGGTTGCAATGCTGTTTATTGCCCTTTTGCGATTGCTTTTTCTCACAGTTTGCTCACTCCTTTCGGGCAAAAAGAAAAGAGCCTTATAAAAGCCCTTATTCTGCGTTTGATTATGTTGACGTGAAATTATCCCACTTTGATTTTTGAAACGGTTTAAACGGCAATTAAAACGCTTTTATCGGTAAATATCCCGTTGGGATTATATCGGGATATGCTTCGCCATTCCGATTTTGAAAAAAATCAGATTACTTTGCGTATGTATACAGCCGTTCCGGTGGGGAGCGTATCGACCAACACCTTAGTTACTGCACTTGTCTATATCGACCGCACAGGTTATCCTGTGTGACTCACCGTAAAGAGTGATCTCTATAACGGCTTTATGCTGTCTTCGGGAAAATTTCACGATTTTGTGCTCATAGCGTTTGAGATAGCCGCTGTCTATTTTTAGTACGCCGTTTTCTATGTGTCCTTTGCTGACCTTGAGTATATCGGGATTGCGACATAACTCGATGATATATTCTTCTTCGGTACAGGACAGGCACGTTGTTTTACTGACAAAATTGCCGACACCGTGTATCTTGCGAATGGTATAATAATCATCGGCTGTCAGACGGTCGGTCTGAAAGAATATGTAACCATCAAAAAGCGGTTTGATTTCTTCGTGCCATACACCCTTTTTGCGATACTTGTACAACTCTCTCGGCACATACGCTGTATAACCGAGTTCACGCATCGAGTACATAACAGCCGTTTCAGAGCCTGACTGTACATATATTACATATATCATTCGCCGTCACCCTCTTTCTGCTTACCCCTGATATATGCGGCAAGCTGTGAGTACAGCTGAGGATTATCCTTAGCCATAGCGGCGAAGATGTCTTCCTTGAAAACATCATAAGCCGCATCCATTGATGAGCGGTTCTTAGCGTCTGTGTCCCGCTTGTATGTTGCCGCTTTTATCAGCGATGGCACTGCGGCAATCAGCTTTTCGGGCGGGACATTTTTTAGACGGTCATCGCTTAAATTCTGGATTGCTTCCATTACTTTATGGTTTGTTAATCGGGCAAGAGCCTCGGAAACATCAAGATCCGGATATTTGGCAAGCTCCTCGTTTATAAGGCGGAAGTTGTTGCTTATAAGCATTACCTGTTCAAGAGAAGCGTTTAACGCCTGTGCATAACGTGCCACCGAAGATTTTGATACTTCATAACCGTTTTCCCGAATGAAGTCTACAATGTCACTGTAGCGATATTCTGACGGGTTATTTATCATCATATCAACTGTTTCCCTGATGTCGCACGGCAGCTTATCGACTTTTCCTCTTTTACGGTTACGTTTCTTCATATATACCTCCTTACAGACTTACAGATCTATGCAAGGATCATCGATCGCACCGTTAACAAGCTGAATGCCCTTAGCGGTAAGTTTACCCGCAAGCTGTGTATAATCATCACCAATGCAGTCCACAGCCTGCTCAGAACGTATCTTGACAAGGCGGACATATCCGCCTTCAAGCAAATAATTTAAGCTGTCAAGTGCTTCATTCTCAGCGATCTGAGGCTCAAGAGCGGCAGTTACATCAACAAGATTAACATAATCCGTACGGAGCAGATTGATTGCTCTGATAACAGCTCCGTTGTTCTTTATAAACTTGTTTTTCCTGAGCTGATCTTTTATATTCATCAAATGCCCCTCCTATCGGCAAGATTATCTATCTTTGTTTCCAGACGTGTCATAACACGGATAAACTCGGAATTTTTGACTGCCGTATCCTTAAGTTCATCAATTGCACTGTCAATCTTGTCTATAGTGTGCTTGATTTCTTCGACTTCTGCCTTTGTGGCATATCTGTCGTTCAGGCTTTTGATATCACTCTTACATTCCTTTATCATATCAATATGGCTTTCGAGTTCAGATCTGGTAACGCATTTGTCCTGTCTGTCTATTGTACGTTTGACGAAATACGATATAATGCCGATTGCAGCTGTGATTATTATGTTAATAGCTGTTGATAATATTGCTCCGATTTCCATTATATAAAATCCTTTCAAATGGCTTTATAATGCGTAATTTTTATGTACTATATTTAATGTAATTTTATTTTAACATTTTCGCCGAAAAACAAAAAGGCTTAGCGCAATTACTTTTACAGTAATCACGCTAAGCCATAAATTTATAAAAATGTTAAAATTTTATTAAGAAACACTAGCTAAAAAGCTAGCTGAGGCACTTAAAGTAACGCTCGATGAACTTTGCGCATAAACGGCATCGCCGGGCTATTTCAGTCCTGCGATAATTTTTTCCTGTTCTTTTTTGGACAGCTCAAGCGCAGTCATGACCTCTTCGGAATAGTTGTTTTCCTCGGCTATATTCCTTGCGACAGCAAAGTTTATAAGCGTTGACGGCTTTGCAACGGCAATGCGCTCACCGCCGAAGTAGCCGACAAGCTTGCGGTATGCTTCGATACCGATTACCTCAGCTATTTCCGCCTGCGTTCCTGTCAGATGCTTTATCTGCAGATAATCAAGTTTTGATTTTGCCATCGGTACGCTCCTTTCTGCGCTTTTCCGCCCGAACATATCGTTTGATCGTGTCAATAAGCTCCGCACCCTGACGTTCTGAAAAGCCTTTGAAAATGTCATATTTCGGATTGACGGTAATACCAAGCTCTTTTTTAATAATGCCGCATAGCCGTTCTTTGACGGTGACCGCTGACGGGGACAGCTTTGCAAACTCATACATAAGCCCGAAAATCTTGCTTATCTGAGCGTTGCTTATATATGCCTTGACCTCCGGGGTTATTGCCCGGAGGTTAGCTTGCAATTGTTTGATTACTATGTCCGCCTGCTCATCGTTCAGTTCCGATATGGACTCTTTGAGTGTGAGCTGATACACAAAGCCGTGCAGATCATCTGATTTATTCCCATCGTCGACAAGTCCGCACTTACGTCCAAGGCTGTAGATGTATCTGCGTTTCTGCTTTATATCCATGTTACACCGTGATTTTCGTAGTATCAGATACCGATATAGCACTGTTGATTGCTCTGATGACCTCTTCTACAGTGCGCTTACTTTCAATGGTATCTAAAACAGTCATAAAACGCTGCCATTCAAGGCACTCCGAGAAAAGATACGCATAATCTGCGGCATCTTCATCTGAAAATCCACCTATCGAAACAAGGTTTTTACAGTCTGTGAGGAAATTTGCGCCTTTGAGCTTCTTGCGAAGTGCGCTCTTTGCGGAATCGTCGCACGGTAACTGATCGTAGAACTCGTCTACCGTCAGCTTGCGTTCAGGGACTGCGATGTCGGCTGAATAAACGCTTGCAAATGTGCGCTCAAGTTCTTTGCTTTTGAAAGTATACTTTGGCTCGAGCGATTCTTTGATGTAGTCACCGAACGCATCACCCATCAAACGCTTCAGAACGGCAGGAGATATAATCTTTACTGTTCTGGCTTCGGTGTATGTAACGTCATGTCCGTCATTATCATCAAATGTGCAGGTTCTACGCTTGCTGTCACGGAGCTTTTCACCGCCGAGCTTCAAGAAAAACGCTTCAAGCTCTTTGTACCGCAGATCAAGGGTTGCTTTTTCTTTGGACAGCTTTGCCATTTCTTCAACTTTAGCGGCAATTATTTCTTTTGTTACTGTCATTCTGCCACCGCCTTTGCTATTACCGCAGCACAGTCCGGGCATATATCTATGCCCTCGTAGTTTACTGCCTCTGTGCGATTTCCGCAGAATCGGCAGACAGGAACGTGCTTGCGGATATGGATTTCTCCGGTCTGATTATCAACAATCAGATCAACTGCTTCTCCCGGCTGCATACCAACATATTCACACAGATCCTTTGGTAGCGTAATGCCACGCTTTGATGTCAGTCGTTTGCTTTTAATCATTGCCATATAACTTTTCCTCCTGTATTTAGTTTTCTCCACTCTGCATTTATACGGGCTTGTGACCGTTGCTGATCAGCAGCTGCATTAGAGCAGGGAGCTTATACTCCCTGATTTTTATAGATTTTTCGTCTGTAGCACCCGAACCCGATAATCGGGCAAAGCTTGTTTTTGCAAGTTGGAGTACCGTCTTTATCGAGATATTTGTACTCACAAGAGTAACATTTCTGTGCCGTATCTCGCTTTTCACTTTCGGGTGTACGCATTTTATGTAGATTATTTGATTTCACGCTGCTTCTGACCTCTTTTCTTCTTGATTGCCGCAATCGGCGATAATCTTGCTACATAGTTCGGATTTTTAGCGACGAACTCGCCGTACGACATACCGCATTTCATAGCTTCGGCAACTATTACCTCTATCTGTTCCATATTGCTCATTTCTTTCACCACCTTTCGTGCACTCTGTCTTTTCACGGGCTTGTGACCGTCCACGGCGACATTACACGGGAGCTTTTGCTCCCGGAGGTTATTCTGATTTGCCTTTGTTATAGCCTTTTTTATATCCACTGTTGAAGATCTTATCTGCTACTATTATGCTGAAGTACATTTTTGCAAGAATCCATCCTATGTAGAGAATTACGAGCATAAGAGGGATTATAAGCACCTCGCCGCCGATTGAGTTGTCGGGACGATCGGCAACGGCGTTTGCATAATCAATTACGCTTACGGTCGCTGTTCCGGCAAAAAACGCAGCGGCAAGCATTAACACATTGTTAATAAACTTTCTCATTTGTTATACCATTCCTTTTTTATCAGCTTTGTCTGTCTGTTGTGCCGGCAGACAAGAAGCATTATTGTCGGTGTATCTTTAGCTATCAACCAGTTATCCGGGTTGATGTGCGCTCGTTTCAGAAAATCGTATTGTGACCTTGTAGGTTTCTTCCCGTGCATATTGTCACCTCACAACGCTTCGTACATCAATTCGCATAAACTTTGCCATAGATGCAAGACCTTTAAGGGTATAACATCCGTTGTCATACGCCTGCGAAAACAATCTGACCGCTCCTCTGAGTCCGGCTTCGCTCTGAGCAACTTTGTGAAGAAACTCAAGCTCCTGCTCCATGTTAGAAGAAACGAGCAGAGGAAACATCATATCCACGTCCTCACGCTTGATGTCAGTAGTAACGAATTTCGGCGAGAGCCACTTACGGTTGTTGATCTGACGGTAATTTCTCCGGGTTTTACCCTCGAATTTTTCTTCAATGCCATTGTCACCCACAAAAGCAACGCCGAGCGTCTGAGCTCTGTCGGAAAAATAATCGGCAAAGCTACGGATAGTTTCTATTCCGTGGAACGTCAGAAGCTGACCTTCGTCAATTATGATAACCATACCGTCATGTAGCTTCTGCGCTATCGCAAGCCACAGATCATCTGTTGATTGCGATATGGGGACATTCAGCTCAAGTGCAATCAGTTTAAGAACTGCCTTTGCTGACTTGAAACACGGATTAACAGTTATTACGATACTGTTTACCGGGTTATCTGCGTGATATTTCTGCACAGCTTTTGTTTTACCGATACCGCTGTCGCCTGTTGCTATGGCAACACCGCCTTTGATTTGGCAGGTCTTGATAGTCTGATAGATCTTCTCCGATATGCTTGTCGGTGCATAATCTACTTCGCTGTAGCTCTCTGCGCCCTCTGTCTTAGTGTCAAAATATGCGGCGAGTTTTGCAAACTGAGCATCCTTATTTCCGCTGTATGCTCCTTTTTTGAGCATCGAAATCGTCGATGCAGGTATGCCGATACGATTTGCGGCTTTGTTTGCTGAGCCCATTTCTGCTGCAAGCTCGTCAAATTTGGCGAGCAGTGAAACTTCCTTTGTCTGTTCCATGGTTTAATCATCCTTTCCGCTTTATTGCGTTAGTGTTTATCTTATCGATGTCGATGATTACTTCATCAACATCGGCAAGCTCGGGGTTGTCCTCTTTGAACTTATCAGAAAATACCGGCTTGAATTTTGACGGCTTTTCAATTTTGAATTTTTCTTTACCTCTTTCGGCACGGTTGATAGTAGCCGTCAGGAAATCAATAGCCTGTTCCTCAGTGATTGACGCTGTCAAGCCCTTCGAGTAGTCGTGAACGGCGTGAGTAACAGCACGAATTGTCTTTTCACCTGCGGCTATCTCGTTAGGATCATTAGTAATATACGGTACGTTCAAATCTGTTTGTAGCGTCCATGTAAAGCGATATGCGTCTGTTGCTTTGTCATAGACACGCACCGTCTTATATTCCGCAGGATCATAGCGCACATAGACCTCTTCGCCTTGGTACTTCCACGCATCTTCCGCTGAGTACCAGAGCTTTTCACCTGCAAGCTCGATGTAAACGCCGTTGCGCTTGATTTTTTGATACCGTGTCGTTCTCGCAAGCAGAAGCGAAAGATCCTCGTCTTTTGCTTCTCGGAAGGTGGTGTACTTGATTGATTCGTTCCAGACCTCAATTCTTGTCATGCCCTTGTATTTGCGTTCTTTGCCACCGTACTCATCGACGTTGAAGTCACCGTCGATGAGGATTTCGAGCGCAGCTCTTATCTGATCGTCTTCGGGAACAATGCCGTATTTCAGCTTGTATTTAAGGCTTTCCGGGCGTTCTATAATAGTACCGCCGCAGAAAGTCTCGATTACTCGGCTGATATGGTTTTTAAGTGTGCCGAATGTACGCTCAATAGGCTTTGCCTTAGCGTTTCTGACAATTGCATTGTGCATTGTAATGTCAAGCAATTGCAATATAGTCGGCGGTATATCGTCTGCATTCCATGTCTTTCGTGTTCTGTGACCTCTGCCACCTATATCGTGCGTAAGGAACTCAGATCCGTTATCAAAATAAACCGATTTCGGAACGCCGAAACGCTTTATTGCGTGTCGGAGTGCAAGCAAAGTACTGTGTGAATCGGGCTGCTCCGTTAAGTTCCAGCCGACCAAAACGCCCGATTTTGCATCCAAAAATGCCGTTAAGTACATTCTGTGGGTCTTCTGACCGTTATCGCAGTAGGTCATAAAATCAAATGTATGGTTATCTGCTATCCATACATCGTTAGCCTGCAGGTCGTCATACATACGCTCTATGTACGGTATGTACTTATCGGTCATAGCCTTTTCACCGTATCTCATCAGTGCAATTACTGCCTGAGGGAGCTTTTCAGCTTGCCTCCGAAAACTGCGCTCTGAGGGGATATTGGGTAAATCTTGCGGATAAAATTCTCGAACCCATTCGATCATCAGCTGATAGCAGCGTGATACCGGAAGCCGGCGCTCGTCAAGGAAGAAATACATAAATGCGTCAAGTATATGCTTCGGAATATCGGTGTGACCTTTATTCCAGCCGCCTCGCTTATCTATGAGCCCTTCAATGTCACCGTTCTTGTACGCCGCATACTTGCGGTACAGTATATCGGTAGATATTTCTATCTCCGGGTGATCAAGCTGCATTTTTGCTACAAACAGCAGATCTGTATCGGCTTTTTTACGGTTACTTTTGTTCCGATACATCTCCCAGACCTTGAGTATCTTTATCCAGTCAGCCGCTTGCTGTCTTTCGTTTTCCGTGTACTCCTCGAATGGCTTTGAAACTGCCTTTGAACGCTGTTTTTCAACTGTTTTAGGCGGTGCTATTTCAAGCTCCTTACGCTTGGAGTTATAATACCGCTCACGGGTTTTTTCGTCCATCTGATCAATGTCAAAAAGATACTCTTTGCGGTTATTTGCCGCATCGGCTTTTTCCGTTGCCGGAAGCTTGCCTGACTTAGCTAATTGTCTAATGTAACGTGGCGTGCAACCTTTAATAGTTGCCAGCTCTGCAGTGCTTATCATTGCACCCATCTTGATCAACCTCCTTTCTGACCTGCAATTAGATATTGCGGTCGCTCCCGTCAGGGAGTTACACAATATCTATGGTTCATTAAGCAACATGACCTGCCATCATCAGTACAGGGCGGTCATTCCCTGCAGACGGGCTGTTGCCCGTTTCGGCTTAATTGTGATATAATAATTGTGAGAGGTGTAATAGTATGCAACAATTAACACGAGATAGCGAAAAAATGTTAAAGTATATTTTCAAAGCAGCAGAACCTGTGAAAGTTTCTGCGCTTAAGAAACGATTTAAAGCTTCTACAAAAATATCAATAAACGAACTTTCGGATATAGGATATATTTACATTGCTTCTAAGTTATCAAGATGGGGTGAACCTTTAGAGGAAGTAAAATATCAAATAACGGAAGATGGTGTATTGAATATTAGGAAGACTATAGACGAAAGAAGAAGGTTAATTCTTAATAGCGTCATAATACCTATAGCAGTAAGCATTGTAACAAATCTGTCAATAATCTTATTACAATGGTTACTATCATAGCGACTACTGCTGGAATTATGTAAGAATAGAGAATTTTTTTCTTCATAAAAACACACTTTCCGACCTGCCATCATCAGTACAGGGCGGTCATTCCCTGCAGACGGAAAACCTTGCGGCTTTCCGTTTCGACAAATAAATAAGGAAAGGATCTGTAGCAAACTTCAAGCAGTTAGCTCTCGGTCTGCATGTATGCTCGTCTTTCCGAGCTGTCATCACGCTCCTACCGATTTTTGCGCTTCGTTTGTGGTGAGCCAGTCAACATAATGCGCTGGGCTTGATACGCTCAAGCGGGCGAGCTGACACTCTGTTGTTATCGCTTATGGGTAAGCCATACGGTTAAGCACCTGTTGAGGAATAGGTATCCTGTAGTCGACAATTTGGAAGCGGCTTTCATCTCACACCTCCCGATCTTCCGTCGGGTAAACGCACGACCAGCCTGTGCGGTTTCATTCCGACTAATTTTTTATCCCGGATTTCCTTCCGGCGGTCGGCGGGTCTGGGCTTGATACGCTCAAGCGGGAGGCTCAGGCAAGTGTGATAAACTCGCCCTTGCAGTAATCAAACGCTCCGACATAGGAGTCGTCAACAAAAACATTGCCGACTGTATCGGTATCGGCATCTATATCAAGATTGCCCTTAGGCAGTCCGCCGTGCTCACGATACCAGTCTGTGAGGATTCTCTTCTTATCTTTAATGCTCATTTAAATCTCCTTCCGAGTATTTCGTCTGTGGTGACCAAAAACAAATCTGCAAGGCAACAGAGATTAGCGATTGATAATGTTTTATTGCCAAGCTCCCAACCACACACAGCCGCTTTTGATACGCCAATTGCATTTGCAA